TTACATAGTCGTCGCTGAAAAAGTGTAGCATTCCCGTATAAATAAAACGCTTTCCAAGAATAAAAAATAACCTACAAAATCAGTCGCCGTAATAAATTCACAAGACAACATCCTCAAGGTTTTATGAGTTTTCAAGGCGACGCTACACAAGAATCCAAACAAACGATTGAAATTCTAGATTCAGTTTCCACAGATATGAATTGACCGGTTGCGTAAAGATTTGTATTTTTTTAGCAAACGACGAGATACTTGGTTTTAAAACGCTGCCACCGAAACGTACATTGAGACTCGTTAGATCCCCAATGGTTGCATTTAAGACAGCAAAACTTACTCGGCTTTATCCTGCGATTAATGTAAACACTCCACCTACAAAGAGATTGTTCTCTATTTGAATCATATCGGTTACGTGCGGATTCAATCCTCCTCCCCCAATACTATTATTTTGACCCCAGTTAGAAAGTATATTCCCGGAATTTAAATCAATAGGTTTCTAAAGCTGATTAGGACAAAGTATTACTTAGCCAAATTAAAACTACAAAAGGTTCAAGAGAGATTATTCAGAACCTTTTAAAGTTTTCTAATCAAGAAAGAAAAGTAGTCGGCGATATGATCGCTGAATTCACTAAAAAGAAAGATTAAGTTGTTATTACTAATCGTCTCCGCCGTCCTTGGCGTCGCCGATTAGATTTCGGGGTGTGGCGTTAGAGAAAGAGCAGAATTGTAGCGTCCTAGAAAATGCTGTTGACAGTCATACAATCTTTGTATATAGTAGTGGATTATGAATCAGACTGTTAATATTTCCTTTGAAAAAGCACTTTTAAAAGAAATTGATAAAATTGCAAAAAGAGAACATAGATCTCGATCAGAATTGATTCGTGAAGCTGCGCGAGCATATATTGAGAAAAAAACTAAATGGCAAGTTATTTTTGATTTCACTTCAAAAGTTATTGATCGAAGCGTTATTTCCGAAAAGGACGTTTTTAATGAAATTAAATCCGTCAGAAACAAAAGAAACGCTTCTTAATGTTGAAAGTATTATTAGATACGAATATCTACATTTCCGCTATTCTTTTTAAAGGAAAACCGAGACTCGTTTTCCAAGATTTAATCGATGAGATTTTTACAGGATATATTTCCAAAGAAATATTAGATGAAATCGAGTCTACTCTTTCTAAACCAAAATTTAAGTTAGATGATAATTTCATTCAGGTTGTATTATCCGAAATTAGAGATATTACAATACTTGTAAAAAACAAACCTATTCAGAATTATTTGGAGTTACGAGACCGGGATGATTACCACATCTTAGAATCTGCATTTGCAGCCAATGCGAACTACTTAATAACTGGAGATAAAGATTTATTGACTCTCCAGAAAATTAAGAATTTTAGCATAATCACCCCGGATGAATATCTGCGTCTTAAAGAAGAAAATGAAGCTTAGTTGAGCGACATCCACGATTCTTTTGAGAATGCTTTAACAGATGCGGTTTCTAAATTTCCGAAAAATGAATTCATTATTCAACAAGTAGTTTCTGAGGACAAGACTATCCCGGTGGAATTATCGACAGCATTTGCTTTCCGTCAAGAACCAAAACCAGCGCCATTAAGAACGATTTTAGCAATGGCCACTTTGACTCTGGCGCGAGTGTAACATCGATTGATATTTCATTATATTCGGAATATAGCTGATAACAATAGAAGAATGATTACCTTCATAATAAATTACTAATTCTGTTCAATTTAAGATTGATCTTAGACTTTCTATTAGCTCCGTAATTTAAGTTTTTAAACTTCGATAAAGGTTCATAATAGGCCAACGGTCAATTGCGATTCTTTCCTTTTCCGTTAATTTACTATAAAGTGAATCAGATTCATAAACATTTTTTAGAAGTATATTGGCACACAAGCATGTTACAATCTGATCTTTGAAATCCTCTTTTAATTTAATAATCTCTTCCGATTCCCTCTCGCTAAAGTTGCGAGTGCGGGAAATAATTTGATATTTATTTATGATGAATATACGATTATAGCCTTCATCCAGTGCTTTTTCTTTTATCAGATGGTTTAATTTTTCGGCAAAAGATAAAATTCGTATATCTTTCGAAGAATCATAATATAATATAGAAGAAAGTAACAGATAACTATGTTCTAATCTCAATGCATCATTATATTTATCTTTTATGTCTTGTATTGCGGTATCGCAATGATCCACGATAATAGGAATTAAATCCACTCTATCTAATATTAAATATTTGCTACAGACGACACCCGTCGTCTTTCCTTGCGGAGTGCACAAATATTGTTCCCCAAGTCCGATTTCATCAGTAAAATTAAACACAGAAAATTCGTTATCAGGCAAAGGAATAAATATCAAAATCAAAATCTTGGTAGAAAATTTGTAAACTTTAGTAAACCCACTTTCAAGTTTTTCGATTTTTACTTTCATCCCTTGTTTTACAATGTAAATTATTTCTTCTATTTCTTTGAAGTTGGTATCAAGGTCATGAATACTAATGTTCGTGGTGTTAATTTTTAAAAAAGAAAAAGCCTCCCAGGTGTCTTCAAATAGATTAAGTTGCTTATTGATATCATCCGTAGCGTTATAAGAACTGAATTTAAAAGGCAAATCGCCCAAAAGAAATGATTTTGTAAATTCTAAATCTCTTAAAAACCTTAATGCGCTTAACGTTTCTTCAAAATTAATAGCATGTTCCGATTTAAAAAGGATGTTTATATCGATCTCATCAAAATCAATAACGAGGCAATTATTTAATCGAATTGTGCGGCGTCCGTCAGTCCTTTCGCCAAAGAATGCTTTATTAAAATAAACTTTATCGTTTATTTTAAGTTCAATTTCTTTTTCAAATCCAATTTCAGATAATTTTGCTTCTACTGGAACAGTGATATCCGCATAATTTAATTTGAAATATAAATGACTATCTTCGGAAAGCGCGGCTTTAAAAATATTCTCTTTCCAGATGGATTTTGCAAAGAAAGTTCCTTGGGTTAGGTCAACTTTATCCAAACTGATAAAATTATTTTGATTCATTTGAAGTGGCTGGTTTTCTAAAAAGAAAAGGCATTCTTTTTCAAAAGATTCAACTCTATCAAATTCTTTTAATCTAATACTTATTGTTTCAGAGTCTTTTTTAGCAGTACTAAAGTATTTTTTAATATTCAATGGAAGCAGTATTCTGCCGAATATTTTGTAGGTTTCATTAAAATATATTGGCCGAACTAGTATGATCCCTCCATCATTCAAATAATTATTGAGATCGCTTTTATCTAATGAAATTGATTCTTTAGCTAAAGAATCATGTTCGGAAGATTTCACTTGAATTGGCACTCTTCCACGTAAATGTTCCTTTTTGCTATTATGATTTGGTTGTTTATAGACAAAAATATCGCCATCCCATGATGGAGTTTTATCGTTTTCATTTGTATCTGGTCTTAGGATCTTACTATTTCTAAGAAAAATTTTAAAATATGAAATGCCTATACTTTCAATTTGTGTTTTATCCATAGTATATTAGTCTCTATTACTATTCTAAATTCTAATTTGATTTAGAAAAATCAAGAGTAAAGAATATTTGTTATCGAGTATTGATTTCTTTGGACATTTTAACAGGATTTAATTTCGAACCTAATCCGGAAACATAAAGAAAAACTCCACCGAACAGTGAAATCGCTCCCCCTATCAAAAAAACAAAGATCCAATTCTTCACCGATCTTCCAAACTGCGCGTCTGCCTTCCGGGATTCAGCGACTTTCATCCAGTAAATCGCAAAAGATTTCTCGCGAACAAAGGCGTCCAACGCTCTTCTCCTGCCCTCTTCGTTATCTTGACAGATTTGTTCGATTTCTACTGGATCGACGGTTTTCTTTCTCTTGGAATTGTTTTCCTTTAAGCGTCCGACTTCGGCTTTGTAATCGAATATCGGTTCTTCCGGTGGAGTAGAACAATCGACAATGGAAAAGAAAATGCAAAGAGTAAAAACAATCCCTTTTCTCATACTTTTCCCTCCGGAGTTTTCAATTGTTTCCCGATGAAACCGATCGCTGCGAAACCTGCTGCTATCCCAATCACAGCTTGTGACCAATCCGCTTTTTCAAGAAAAACGCTTACAACGGAACCGATAACAATCAAAACTCCAAGGACCGTCGAAATGATTCCTTTAGTAGAGTTGTCGAGAAGATATCTCCAAAAAGACTTTGCGTGTTTTACCAAGATCAAATTCCTCCTTGAGTCAGGTAAATATAGGAAGCGCGCTTCCCCGCGTTTTTGTCTCTACCGCAATGCGCGACGAGCTTCGCCGCTTCATACCGGTTATAAATTCCTTTGTCTTTGTAGCCTGAGTTCCAATTGCCGTTCGAATCGATAACGTTGTAGAACTTCACTCCACCGATGATTTCGATTCCGGTAAGAACGATGAAATGGCCGGAATCTGTAAGACTTGTTCCGAGCATTACCGCGCGACCGCTCTTAAGAACGAGATCCAACTCTTCCCATTCTCCGTTGACTCGAAGATTTACTTCGACTTTGAATTCATTTAGGATTTCTTTTAGAGCTTCCGCGTAGCATTCGAGAAATCTTCCTAGACGAATTTCAGGTTTTGATTTCCAAAGACTTACAATCCACTGGAACTTCGGCATTTTTAGAATTTTTTCTCCGATCCCTTTTTCGCCAAATCGCGGTTCCATCCAATCGATGAACCAACGAACAACGTCTACGGAAGAATACTCCGGAATGACCGAAGAGGTAAGGACCATCGCGGCGATATAGCCGCAAACGGACCCGTATTGTATCGGACCGACTGGTTTAATTTTGTTATTCTGTTCAATACCTTTTAAGGCGGATGCGTGTATCAAGTTCTCTCCTCCTTACTTTCTTGGAGAAGAACAGCCAAAGTGGAACAAGTTGTATTGAGGCGATTGATCGAATCTCCTAAGGTACGGAGTTCGATTTTAATTTCTTTCAAATCGTTTGCTTGATAACTCAGATCCCTTTCGAGTTGATTTACTTTATTTCGAGCTTCATAGGCGACTTGAAGAGCTTCGTTCAAACGGGAATGAACGTGTTTTACAAAGTATCCAATACCGGAAATCACGATACCGGCAACGTAATTGATTTGTTCTTGAGAAATCACTTAGTATTTGTTCTTAGATTCGTTTGTGTTTTTATTTGTAAGTCCTGTTTGAGCTGCGGTAAGTTCGGCAAGAGTAAAGTTTTTTGAAAGATTCATAATGTTATAATACTCTTACCTTGTATCTAACGGAAGTCCAGGCGGGTGCAGTTTCGTTTCCATTGCGAGGGTTTCCGGTCCCATCCGAAACAGGAGAACCCGTATACAGAATTGTGGCAGAGTTCGACCCGCCAGAATCGGCATATCGCCCACCCTGCCCGTACGTTCCCCCGGCAATATCCCCGGCGTATTGTTGGTGTCTGTGGGAAGCATTTCTATCCTGACCCGCCGCGCCAACCGGTCCGCCGTCGTAATTCCCGCCGGACATTTTGGCTCTGGAACCGTGAACCCCGGCACCGCGCGGGAAAATCCCTCTGCGATCCGGAATAGTAAACGTGGTAGATCCGTCACCGAAACCATATTCAACATTTGTAATCATATCTCCGGTCAGAGAGGCCGTTAAATTGATAACTCCACCCGTGGGACCTAACGAAATCTGGAAATCGTTTGTAGTAGGGTTACGGACATAGTAATCCGTAGAGGCCGCAATTCCCCCACCGGTGAATGAGAATTTCACCAGTTGACCTTCGGTGCATCCGTGGCCGCTTGAGTTGATTCTGTCCGTTGACGCAACAATTCCCGTAACGTTGCGACGAACCAAATTCCAAAATGTTGAAAAAATAATTCTCGAAATCGCTTGGCCATTGGTTTCTTTAAAATTAGAACTTGGTAACTGATCGAGGCCGTCTTCTATGATTCCACCGAGTGGAATCGAGAAACCACCACCGGAAACGGCGTTCCACGCCGCTCGTTCTGTGTCCGTTACAAAACGATGAGTCGTATCCTCGACAATCTCAACTGCGGGAATCGGAGTGGACGTATTTCGTTTTTGTAATAATGCGGAATCGGATTCGGATTTGGTATAATAACGGGAATCGTGATCGTGTAAGGTCGGTGGAAATACCGAAGGCTTATTTTGTATTACCGTCCAATCTGGAGAGGATAACACTGGTAGTTGAGAGAGCGGAATTTTTCCGGAAACAAGATCCGCTTTGGATGCAAGCTGGTTTAGAAGAGTCGTAGCAAAATTCGGATCGTTGTTTAAAGCATGAGAAATTTCTTGAAGTGTGTCGAGGACGCCGGGTGCTCCATGTACTATATCGGCTTTTACCTGCACAATCGCCGCATCGACTAAAGCGATCACCCAATCTCTACGGGTAGCGTGAGAATCTAAAGAAGGTGCAAGAAGTAAGGAAATAGAACGCGCGCCGGTTACGTTATCAAGAGAATCAATTCCGATACCGGATTCCAAAACCTCTATCGCAAAAGCCCCGGATTTAAGAAGTTTCGAACCTGTGAATGGATTTAGAATCCCAAGTTTATTTTGATCGAGCCACTCGAGACACTTCTCTAAAACAAGATTTCCAATTCCGCCGAGCTTTCCGAGCCAATAGTTTGAAAAAACACCGATCATCCAAGAACCGCGACCCATCGTCGTTCCGGCGAGACGAGTTTCTAAATCATTGATAACAAACGGATCGACAGTTTCGTTATTGCGCGAAATCGTTCCCGTGAGTGTAAATATTCCCCAATACGGATATGTAAATTCACCCTGACGGTTTACGAGTAAATCCCATTCATATACTTTTGGGATAAGTCCGCGTGTCATCGCGGGTGGAATTTTGATTACGATTTCTTCACGTTCCCAATCCGCGCCTTCGTCTGTGGGAAGTGGTTCAATTGAAAGTAATATTTTTGCAGAAGAGGAAGACTCTTTGATTTGGAAAAGGATTTGTGCAACGGGGGAAAAGATATTCTTTAACCCCCGGAGCCGTATTACAGTGGATTCGTTTTGTCTGATTTCTAAAGGAAGATTGACTCTCAAAAAACGTTACTCGACTTTGAGTATTCCGCCATACTCAAAGATCGCGTTTTTCCCTTCGGGCCAGCTTGGATCCGTTCTTTCGACTAAAACGTCGAATTGGAGAATTTCTTTTTTTAACTTTGAAGTTTCTGTTTCATTCATCGAAAGAAAATATCCGTCCTCTTGAACCTGAGTTTCAAACTGTCCTCGCTTTAAAAAAGAACCGTCATTTTTTAGCATACCAAAGGAAGCGAAAACAGTCGTGTGTTCTAACATGTTCGAAGAAAAGAATTTTTTAAAACTTCTTCCTCTCTGGATCGTAATACTCAAATTTTTCATGGAATATAATCCGTGATCCACTGGATGAGAATCCAACGCATGAGCGCGTTTCCGGGCGAGGTCCAACGGAAGTTGAACTGTCCTGCGCTTTGGTCATCGATAACTTGGAAATCGGAATCGGAATTTCCATAAGCGCCGATACCACCAATTCGAGACCGGGCGTTGTACCAGATTAAAATACCTTTTTGTCCGGCGTAGGATTCCATACCCAAAGTGCCGGATTCGTTGTCGTTTGCGTAGTCTCGTTCGAGAAGAGAAAATTTTGTCCATTTTACGAGACTAAGTAGAGGATTTAGTTTTGAATTGATCGTAGAATCCGCGTTTGTTCTCGTATTGACTTCATTCGTTAAAAGATTCGAAAGCGCCGCAAGTTGGGATAAATTGATTCCGTCCGTAGAATTTGTTCCAGGTGCTACGTTGATCGCTTTGTGAGAGTTGAAATTAAGATTCCCTTCCATAGGAAGAGTGCCGTCTCTTGAAAGTTTTGAATTTAAGGCGACGTATTGGATATAGAGGTCGTTTTCAACGGTCTTTCCTCCCCCTACTCCGTTATACGCGCTTATATATTTGGATCCAAGATCCACCGTACTCGGAACTACGACTTTCATCGTGGAAGGAGTGATATTCACTTGAGGTCCGATCGGTTCGGATGTAACCCTTGATTGAAGGTTTGCGGGAATCTTGTCTCCTAAAACGTTTCCTTTATAAACTCGGATCGAACCGTCGTCGACCGGTCTTTCGTTTAATCGAAATCCTCTTCTGCCGTCGAGTTCGGGAAATTCTACGACTTCGTGAACTTCACCGAGTATTTCTTGAAAAACGAACTTACCCGTTATTTCATCGTATCTCCAGTTTATATCCTGTCTTCCGGAAAGAATCGGAGGAAGAGCCATCACCTGTTCCTTGCAATGTAGCGTAACGTTTCAATTTGCGAGAGGTATCCCGACAAATACTGTTCTAAAGTCTGCTTGCCGCCAAAGGTGAGTTTGCAGTTCTTCTTTGTTGGTGCGTTACCATATTCCACTTCAACGAGTGGAACGGTATGAGTGACGGAGGTATTCGAACGAACCCGAAGTTGGTCGAAATACAGTACACAGTCTGGAACGTTTTTGAAAATAAAACCGATCTCGACGATTCGTTTGATTTTGAGTGATGCAATGTTCCAAGGACAGGGAATCCAAATCGCTTCCTGCTCGATCGGGAATGATTTTTCGTGAGTTTGTCCCTCTCCATCGATGATGTAAAAGAGGACCATTCCATCGGGGTTTAGGATAAAGTCGTCTTTGACGCTTGCATAGAGGTAGAAATGAATATCGGTAAGGCCGTTTTTACGTTCGTTAAAAATCTTTTTGTAAACTACATGATCCGCACCTGAGAAGATGAGTTTGTGACACTTTGATCCAGAAATAAGCGTGTCATTCGTTAGTTCAGTGTGAAGTTTACTGGAATCGGATGAAGACCAGGAAGAAAGGGAATCTAGATCATCGATCGTTTCGTAATAACTTTTTTGGGGGAAGGCGATGTTGTAATCTCCGAATTCGTAAAGTCGATAGGGAGCATTTTTAATCGTGATTAAAACTCTTGGCTCTTTGTGGAGTTCGAGTAAATTTTTACAAAGGACAACCGCGATTTCTTTTGTAAATGACGCGGGAACTTCGATGTTTTTAGTTTTTCTTCCCCATTTGTTTTCGGAAGATTCATTTAGCTCTGAATAGAGTTTTGTAGTGCCGGAACCTTCCTCGCTTTTTGCGAAAATTTCAATGTAGTTCCAAACCCAATCCCGATCGATTTTTACATCAAGGTCATTGAAATCCCAACCGACTGCGAATTTTTCAATCGGTTCTACTTTTTTCTTTTCGAGAAAATAAAACCCGTCTGCATTGACTCCGCAGTACCAAAGTCCTCCGAGCATATCAACAACCAGCTCGATGAATTTAAAAAGAGACATCCCTTCGAGATAGAGTTCTCCGAGAGTCGTAATTCCGTAGGTCGTTTGTATGAGATTGGATGAATAGAGAATCGGAACTCGTTGGCCATAGGATTTAAAAACTTGATTCGCAAGCTCGGAAACAAGAGTTAGAGGATCACCCCATTCTTTAGGTAGAATCTCTACGGTTCCGAGGATTATATTTTGTAAAACAACGGACGGGTTGTGAATACGAACCGTTAATGAATCGATTACTTCAAGGACTCTGAATTTTCCTTCGTTGTCAGAATCATCCGTATCTCTAACATACAAAACTTGATTTGGTTGGATGTTGGCAATTTGTAAATTCTGCGGAAAAAAAACGTTTGCACCTAAATAGATAATTGCGTCTGTATCGTCTTCGCCGCCGATTTCAATCTTATGAATATTCCATTTATTAAAATTGGAAATCGTTTCACCTTCCAACCGTTTAATCATTCCATACGATTTGTAAGAGAATCCTTTTTTAGAAGTGGAGGTTTGATCGGGTGTATCGTAGAGATAGCCCTTCATCACCGATTTAGAATCGATTTTTAATTTGTAAGAAGCGAAATCGGGAAGCGGAACTTCGGGCATTTCCGCAAACACAAGTTCGCCTGACAATGGGCCGAACTGGTTCACGGTATTTTTCATCGAAGAAAGTTTCGGATATTGAATCCCGAGAGGGAACTGAGAGAGAACGGAACCCGCAACCGATGAAAGTTGAACGTTTGAGTCTTCTCCCGTACCACCGGAATATTCCTGAAAGATCGTTGCGTCGGTCGGTTGACCTTTACAGGAAGTTCCATACGCGGAACCAAATCCTTCCGGAAAACCGGATCTTTCTCCGTGGCCGTAAACAGCCGATTCGTCTACAATGTATCCCAAAGGTTAAGACTCATAGCGCGTCCTGTGTCTGATTCGTAGGCGAATGGGTGCATTCACCGCCGAAGAATAAACGACTCTATTTTTACCCGGACGGAAGACTAAAAAACTTCCTCCGGTCCATATCAAATTGTTATGAGAATATGTGATCGGTTTAGATTCATTGATTCTTCCACCAATACGGATCTCTCCTTGTACGGAGCTGATCGTCATGTATTTGTTGAGTTCGGTTGCATTCGAAAAAGATAAACTTTGGATCCTTTGAGTGGCGAACCCTTGACCGTCTTCGTCTTCGAGGTCTAAAGAGAAATCAGGATTTGAATTACTTTCCGCTTTTAAGTCAAATTCGGGATAGCCATCGAGTGCGTATTCGGATGCGAGATAGATATCAAAGTATCCGCCGGATGGTAGGTATAAAAAGTCTGTGTTTGATTCTTCGCTATCTTCAAAAAGAACATCCATGAGAATGAGTTCGATATTTGCTTCGCTTACGATTCGTTTTTCAGAACCCTTGTCGTATTTTTCCGGGATACTTGAAATCTCAACACTCGCGCGACGACCATTCTCAACATCGATCAAGTAAATCGGTTTCTTTCCCGTAAGGAAAAAGTTCGCGAGTTTACTCCTGAACAAATTGTATTCCAGATCGGACCCGAACGTTTTCGAATAAGGAAGAGAAAGTTTTCTGGTAGAAATCACATTGTCGGATTGATTCTTAGAACCCCACTGACTGTTTCTTGCAACTAGAGCCTCCGGAAGATCGAATTTTGTAGGGGAAATTCTCCAAAGCTGATCGAGAGTTTCCGTAAGAGTTCTTCCTTTAGAATCTTGTAAAATAAACTTCAAACTATCCTAAAACGCCCGTTTGCGTGAGACGTTTCAGGAGTTCGTCGAGGAAGTATTGGAGCATCGCTTCTTTGTCGATTTGAGAGTAGTTTTGAGAGTGGTCCATCCACTCGATATTGATATTCGGATTTAAAATATTCGATTTTGGGATTAGGCTTTCTGAAATGTCTTTTCGAATGTCCTGCCAGCCGGATTCGGGAACAACCACCTCGCGCGGTGTCAAAAGAGCAGGAACAGAATCTTTTCCTGTGATTCCACCTTCTACGAGTCCTCCGATCGAAAAACCCATCCAAGGCGGATAATTTTGAGACTGTGCGGCGGATAACGCAAGTCCACTCGCAGTCATTCCGGCTCCCGCTACAATTCCGCCAAGAACCGTTCCGGTTGCCATACCGACGGCGGGCATTGTCACCATCGACGCGCCTAACGTTGGCCCGGCAAGAGCCGCACCGGCGGCCGTGTATCCGGCTACGGAAGACGCGAATGTAATCGCACCTTGCACCGCAGATTGAGCGATACCGAATGCGGCTTGTGCTACTTGAGCTTGTTTGTTTGCTTCGAAGGCAGTCTTTCCCGCTTGCCATTCGATGTAGCTGGTGAGTTTTTTTGCGTTCTGTTTGTCTTGTTCTGCTTTTGCTGTAGCCGCTGTCTTGTCGGCTTCAATTTTTTTTTGCTGTTCGGCTATCGACCTTGCCTTTTCTTCATCCTCCTTTTTTTTCTTTTCATCTGCAGCATCGGCGTCTTTGTTTGATTTCTCAATGTCGCTTAGAGTTTTTTTATCATAGCGGTCTTTAAGGTCTTGTTTGTCTTTTTGAAGTCTGTCAAAGAGTTCGGCTTTTCTCTCGTTGAATAGCTCTTCGTCTAAGCTCTCTTGTTCAAGTGCTGAAACTTGCGCGTTGTATTTTTCTTCAAGTTTGAGTGCGTCTTCGTTGTAGAGAGCCTCGTTCTCTTCCCTGATTCTTTGTGCTTCTGCATCTCTTCGTTCCCCTTTTCTTTCTTCATACGCCTGCTCGGCTTCTTCCATCGCATCGAGCTTTTCTTGTAGTTTAGCGAGTTCGGCGTCTTGTGCGGTGAGATACGATTGAAGATTCGCATCGACGAATCTTTCGAATGCTTGTCCATAGAACTGAACTTGTTGAATTTGATTTTGGCTTTGAACCTGAACAAGTTGAGCCTGGGCTTGAAGAACTTGAGTAACGGGTGCAGAAAGAAAAGCAACTGCACCGGCGGCCGCCTTTCCCCAAGCGGTAACGGATTGTAAAAACCCTTGAGACTTATTCGTCGCTACATTGATCTGTTGAGAAATATCGTAAATTTGGGATTCTGTTTGAGTAAGCGGCCCCGTATTTTGTTCCCACTCCGATTTGAACTTTTGAAGTTTAGCAGAAATTTGATCGAAGGATTTCGCATCATCTAACTGCGCGTGAAGTTTGATTCCTTCTTTGGGAGACAAAGCACCGGAGCGAACCTTTCGATCGATTTCGTCTCTGGCTCCTGCAAGCATCGAATCGAGTTCGCGTAAATTCTCAGGCTTTAATTTTAAAACTACGTCGGGAGAGATATTGTATTTTTTTGAGATTTCGCCAACGACTCGTTCAAGCTGCTCTTTATTTTGAATCTGGTTTACTGAAATCGACTTTCCTTCGAGTGTAAGAGGAATCTTTGCTCCCTCTTTTTGTGAAAAATCGGTGAGTTGTTTTTTTAAATATTCGAAAGATTGAGATTCAAGAGAACCAACGAGCTTTACGGTCGTAGGATTTGCTTTCCAAAACTCTTCGATGATTCTTTTTTGTTCCGATAAATCCTCTTTGAGTTTTCCTTTTCCTCCTCCGCCGGACGGAGTTGTCGGTGCTCTCGGACCTGAGTTTTCTTTATTTATTTCTGAAAATGCCTTTCTCCAACGGTTTACCTCTTCGCTTGAAATAAACTGCTTCCCGGAAAGCCAATTTCGTTTGAAAATTTTCTCGGTTTCTTCTGCCGTAAAACCGAGGTTCTTTAAACTCTTTTGTAGTTTCTCAATCTTTTGTTCACCGACCGCGTATCCAAGGTTAGAAGCTCCTGCAAGTTCATTGATCGCTTTGTTCGCGGATTCTAAATCATCACTGAATCTTTCTTTGAGTCTCCGGCCCTTTTCTTCGGTGTCTTTTTGTTCCCCTTCCCTTCTAAACCTCTCTACAATATCAATCGTAAATACAAGAGCGGTTGCGCCTAACGCAAAAGGCCCAAGTATTTTTGTCCAATTTGCAGCTCCGGCGACTCCTGCGAGTTCTAAACCTTTCGTGATTGTAACGAGGGATGCGTAAAATGTAAGTCCGGCTGTTCCGGCTACGGTGAGAGATTTTCCAAAATGAGAAATCGAGGGGCCAACGTTTATAATTTCAATTTGAGTTTTCTTGATTTGAGCATCGATTTTTTTCCAATCCTCAGATCCTTCCGGAACTTTGGCTAAGGATTCTCTAAGAAGTATCAGTTCGTTATCTAACTTTTTAACCTTGTCTCCATTTGAGAATAAACCGGGTAAAAATGAAAATCCGTCACTACCGAGATTTAAAATTGGCAGTAAAGATTCCTGATAAAGTTTACCGAGTGCGACCTTTGTTTCATTCGAAGACTTGTCAAGTCTACCCAAAGCGCCTGCGTATCCTTGCGCTTGTTCTGCCGCTCTTCCTTGATACGCTTCCGTTTCGCGTAATGTTTCATTCAAAAGAACCTGTCTGGCCTGTGCGCTTTTCGTTGCGTCATTTAGGTCATCCATTTTCATCCCGTGGATTTCGAGCATCTTGGAGATATTCGTCTGAATCCCGGTTGCATCGGAAAGAATCGAGTTTCCCGCTTTGTATCCTTGCGAGACTACTTCGATCGATTCCGCGAGAGAATAATTGGATTGTCTAAGAACCGAACCTATGTCCGCGTTTGCTCGAATGAGCTTTGAGGCTTCCGTAACCGAATATCCCATCGAAGTAAAATTTCGCATCGTTGCGGTTACTGCTTCTTTATTCAAATTCAGTTCATTTGAAATCGCACTTACCGCCGAAACGGCTTCGGGAATTGCTTCTTTACCGAATTTGTATCCGATAACTGCCGAAAGCCCAGACATAGTGTTCTGAGCTTTCTGTGCTTCGTCCATGAAGGACTTTACTTCACTTGTTATAACTCTTGTCGTGAATCCACTTGCAAGAGAGGCAAGTGCGGTCTTTAAAGAAAGGGTTTGTTTGTTAAAGTCTTCGCCCGACTTCCTTGCTTCATCGAGTTTAACTCGAACGGACTCAACTCCGGATTTAAGACGGTTAAACGAGTCGCCTCCAATCTGCGACTTGCTCATTGCATCTTGAAATCTTTTAAGTCTTGTTTCAAGACCTGAGATCGTATTCAGAGATTGTCTGAATGCTTTCGGATCTACTGCGGCGCTTAATGTTTTACCGAATTCTTGACCCGATTTTTTAGCTTCCTCGAGCTTCGTTCGAACAGATTCAACGGCGGATTTTAATCGATTAAAAGAATCACTTCCGATCTGAGCCGAACTCATTCCATCTTGGAATTTTTTGAGTCTTGTTTCAAGACCAGTGATCGTGTTAAACGATTGGCGGTACGATTTCGGATCAATAGCGATTGCGTTATTTGCCGCTTGACCAAGTTCTTTGATCTGAGTTACAAAATTACGCGCATCGGAAACGGCATCGTTAAACGCCTTTTGAAGAGGCTTTCTATCTCCTACGAGAGCAACGTTTACAGTAGCTTGATTTTTATTCAGTCACTACTCTTCGCGTATCACGATTCCGTTTTTCCTTTCATTGTGTTCTTCTTTTAGTTTTTTCCAAAAATCTGCAGATTCGGATTTAGCTTTCCAGAATGCTTCTTCATATTCTTCTTCCGTGAGTTTTTGCGACGGACGAACGAGTTTCAGAGAAGACATTTCTTTGTCTATACTTGCGATTCTCTTCGTAATCTCTTCCGCAAATTCCGGTTTCAAATAAACCGCTACAAGAAGTTTGTTTCTATATTCTTCTAACTCCATATACCGGAGCGCGAGAAGTCGGCTTGTCAGACCGTGGTAGCCTAGTTTTTGAACCGTTTCTTCCCGAACTCCAGAACGAACGAGCTTCATCTTTGCTAGTAAAAGCTCCGAGTCGGGATCTACTTTTTTCTGGAAGATTCTCCCGGATTCCGTTTTGTCGCGAGTTCGACTTCGTTTAAGAATTTGAATATGTTTGAAAAGTCGGGATAGAAAAAGGGAATTCTGTTAAGGACTTCGATATATTTTTCCGATTCAAAAACTGTGACTTGAAATTTCTCTCGAAGCAGCGTTAAAATCTTATCCCCGTATTTACGAGCTTCTTTTTGTTTTTTTACAAATAACGTACAATCTTTTTCGGATACATACTGAGTTAAATCTTTGCAAAAGTCTACGAAAGAAACTGCATCTTCTAAAACGAGAAGCTTGTAACTTTCGTATAGTTCCGAGATTACATGATTCGTTTCGTTAAACGCAATCGTATGTTGCTCGATCGCAAGTTCCAACTTGTCTTGAATCTTGGAAAGTCGTTCGTGCAGACCGATAGTCGATAAATGGATCGGAAGAGTGATTTCGCCACCGCCGGATAAGACGATGGATGTTTCGTTGTATGGACTCACGTTATACGACACTTAAATCACCCAGATAGTAGGCAACCGGGAGGCCGCGGAACGTTGTGTTTGGATCTACGAGTGATTCGAATTTTAATTCCACCGAGAGCGGAGTCTTTCCGTCAAATTCCCATTTCGGTTCCGGGTAAAGCATCGTATTCGGTAAAATCAAAAGGTCCATCGGATCAAGCGAGCGGGTTCTTGGTGCAATGAGTCCGGTTAGGTGAAGTTCCTGACCGTTACCTGCTTCGATGCTATCCCACATTTTGACCGTTCGAGCCGCGCCTTTGATATTTCCAGTAAGTGAATCGTAGTTAATCAAATACCCTTTGATTACTTTTTGGATTACTTCTTGCACGGGTTCGATGATTTCAATCGTCGTCGTCACCATGTAACTATTGAGAGTCTTCTTAAACGCTTGCGCTCCCATCTGCATAGCGACGTGTTCTGCGTAACCAAGTGACTCTTGCATTGTAGCTTTCAAACTCATGCCTAAATCCCACATGTCGGCGATTTTGAAAGTCGCTCCTGTCCCCGGAACCGCACCGATCGGGGTCATCAGTTCAAGTGACGTTGCACCGGTTATGGTTTTGATTTTTTTAAGACCCGGTAAATTTCCGATCTTTAGATACTGACCGACTGAAAGTCTTGTAAAATCCGTTCCGATTCCCGTAACTAAAACATCGTTGGCCGAAACGGAAATGGTTCCCGGTTGGTTCCCAGTTTTTGAAAGCGGTCTTCCGAAATCTGTAGCAATCGGACTGATTGATCCGGTAGGACGACCAATGACTGCCGATCCTTCCGGCGTGATTAAATCTTCAAGTGCCATTTCTTAGCTCACTCGGGAGAGCTTTGTTTCACGTTTTGTTTTGGTTTTTCCTGTGTTGCATTTTTAGGTTCGTAGAGCTTAAAGAGAGGGTCTTTTAAAAACTCCTCCACTTGCGATTTTGGGACGCGAACCGTTACATCTCCGTTCCTGGTCGATTTGAGAAATGTCACTTTTTCTTCTTCAATCATTCTTCCTTCTTTTATGAAATAAAAAAACTCGCGTTGTATCGATACTCGCCGTTCAGAACTTGGCCGATGAGTCGAATTTCTTTTCCTTGAAGTACTCTCAAGGTGATACCCGGAAGATCTACAGTTGTTTTTCCTTGCGGAAGATTTTGCGGGGTCGGTAAACTTAAGTTATACCTTTCGTTTAACTTTTCATACAGATCAAATGCAATGTCTTTCGATCTTGGAAGTGTCTTTGCAATACACAAAAAATCGATCTGCGTCTTCGAAAACGGATCGGGGTTTGTAGTTATATTATGAATGACTAAAATCTTCTCTACGGCCTCTTTAGGGGTCTCGACAAAGGGCTGTAGAATGTTTGAGTAGGATGAAAATGACGATTCAAGTTTCATCCAATCAACCAAATATTCGATTAAGTATCGGTGAGTAGTAACGTCGCTCATCCAAAAGTCTTTTCGAAGAGATCGCCGAAATGGTCGGAGACTTCTTCTACAATTTCGTTTGAGTTCACAGGTTCTTGAAGTTTCTCAATCCAACCGGGTCCGGTTCCGGGTTGTTTTCCTTTGAGTGTGATTGGTTTTCCGTCTACTTTACTTTCGCCTGACTGTTGCACTTCCGCGTAAGGAGCTTCGTATATGGTTCTTGCTTCTAAGTCTGCGATGTCTGCTATCGTAGGCGGAAGTTTAAACTGTGATTTATTTTTTGAAGAAACTTCTTCCACATCCTTTACGAGTTCGTCGCCAACATAGATCGAGTAGGCTCCCTGCATGTATCCGGTTTGTCTTTGTGGTTGAATACCTGTGTGGGAACTTGATATTTTCGCCGGGATTCCGAGGGCTACAATCTCGAAGGCTTTTTTTGCGACTTCGATTATCTTTTCCGGAAAAAAGATCCCGAGTCTTTCTTTGAATTCGTGATCGTCTACTTTCCAGCCCTTACTCAAGCTAACCCTCAATCTCAATGTGATGTACGTTTTGGTTTGCGTCGGGTGCTGGATAGAAATAGAGAATCGAAAGGTATCGGCCTCGAACTACAAAATCTTCTTTTGAAATACCTTGCGGCCACTTAATTAAGTCAGTTGGTCGTATATCCTCATTCGGTAAAATATCTGCGTGAAGCGTTGTGTATGCGATTCCGTTATCTGAATTTCTAATTCTCGTTTTCGGTTGCCAGCTTTCGGCAAAGACCGTGATATGTTCGGATCTCTCTTCATCCAGTGCGCTATCCGCAACGTTGTAGACCGGTCTTAAAATCTCGAAAGGAACCATTATGCCGCGCTCCTTTCGGGGATCGCCTTTCCTTGCTTTCGAAACCAAGAACGAGCAAATTTCTCACTCGAACGAGAGGCAATAAGCGCAAAAAGTTTCCGGTTAGTAAGAACGAGAGGAAAGAGTCTATGAGAGCATCTTGGATGATACCCCGGTTTTTCTTTTTCGGTTAGAAGTTTAAAAACGCCCGCTTTTGCTAAGGACAGGTCCGTTGTGTATATCTCGTCTTCGTGAGGTTTACAAACTTCTGCGGTAGTGTTGTGACCTGGGACCGTAAATAAAACGATTCCTGCCCGAGTCCCCTCTTCGATCGAGGCTGTAACTTGGCTGTCTGTAATTCTGGATCTTGTAACGAGTTCAGCGTAACTCTCAACTTTGAAGTGAATCGGATCCCCGTTTCGATCCAGGATTTGAATGTATTTCTTTTCTAAGAGCTTGGAATTCAGTCTTTCTAATTTCTCGAATTTCTTTTTACCAAGTTTTTCACAAAAGAACTCTCTCGAATCTTTGTTTTTCGGTGAAATGATTCGAGAGCTTTGACTTTTTGAAAAATCAGTATTGTAGAAAAGCTCGATTGCATTTTTTCGCGAAGCGTTAGGAGTTCCTGATTTTAAAAGACCTTTTGCAACCGCTTTGGAAAGTTCCGATTCCGTAAGAACACCTTGTTTGGAGAGCTTAAAATAAGTCTGAAACATTACTTTGGATTGTTTGATCGCGACTCGAAAATCTCTGGCCGCATCCCGGATTAACACCTGTAACGCTTTCGAATCGATGGCAGTTCCGGCGACATTCACTCCGGATTCTAAGATCAAACTTTCCGAAATACTTCTTCCGTATCGGTAGGTTTGAGAAAGTGTATTCCCTATCGATTCGTAAAAAGTGTTTAAGACATTATCATAGAGAATGAGAATTTTTTTGTATCTTCTTTCTAAATAACTAAGGTATTCTTTTTGCTCGGGAGTAACCTTAGAGAAATGATTCTTCGTTTTCCAAGTGAATTCTACGATTGAAGTTTCCAATTCGCGAATCGCATCGGAGAGATTTTCGAGCAAAGCGTCCACCTGACTTTTACTCATTTCGCGAAGCAGGTCATCTTGAATTTGCATTTAGAAAAATGACACTCCTGATCCTGTTCGAAAAAGTTTCCCCGAAGTCCTGCTTCCTTCTTTTTTTACGAAATCATAAACCGATTCTGGAATATCTTTTACGGTTCCATTTTTGTATGTGTAACTCTGATCTGAAATTGAATACGACTGAATTCCATTGGCCCGGTTCTCGGCGTGTTTGTTTGTTGGTAGTTTAAATAACTCCAAAGCATAAACGATCTGGGCTTTTTTTAGAGTTCCCTCGCTAACTTGAGTAAAATCAAAAGATTCGGAATTTTGAAGACGTAAATACGCGGTATTCAGAGCTTCCCTTTTTCTTTGGTAAAGATTTGCGAGTGCCCCCACTTTGTTTTCTGGAATGCGTCGGAACCGAACCGGAAGATCAATATCGAATTCAACCGGGGTTATAATCGCGTTTGAATCATCTGTGACGGAAACTACGTTCACAAGTTGGGATTCTAAATCTAAAGTTTCTTCGGGAAGAAGCGGGAGAGTTCCATTGAACTCGGTTCCGAACCCGAAAAGATTTTCACCTATGGCTGTGACTGTTCCTTTTTGAAAATATTCGCCTCTCTCAGTATCTCTCCAGGGTTGTCCTCCGGAGAGAAATTGCAAGAAATCATCGGACTCTTTTATCGTTACAAGCCCGACTTTCATTTTTAGGTTTGCACCTCTTCCTCTTGATTTTTCTTTTTGGGACTGTGAACTTCCTTTGACTCCGGAATTCGAAAATCAGAATGAACAGCGAGAGCTTCGAGTTGGCTTTCGTCTGCAAGTAACTCGACCTCGGTGCCATTTTTTAGTTTTTTATACACTTTGATTAGGTTTTTTTTCATGTGGTTTTAAGCCGCCGCGAGAACTCTTCCAAGTCGTTTTTGATTGATTACTTCTCCACCATAGAGAATGTCATTCTGCACTTTGACCCTGAGTCCATCCGACCAAACAGAAACCCGAACAGGAAGACCGGCGAGCATCGCAACAACGGACCTTACTCCGGTTCCTTCGGGCATTGCTTTGTAAGCTCTTGCGCCGAACGCGATCGCGGACGGCGAAAACGCAACCATGGAACGGGAAGGAATCACCGTAATAACTGCGTTATCCGGAACAGCACTTCGAAGCGGCCCATCAAAATAAATCTTAGTCGTAACCCCGAGAGATTTGTCGGTTCGAATTACTGTATGGAGCGGAGAACCGGTTTCTCCGGCGACTGTGAAAACGTCTCCTGGTCGCACCGGTTTTAAGGAATCGTTAAACGCATCGACTACCATTTCCGAGTCTCCAGACGCGTAACCGCCGGTGTGGTTTACCGCACCTGCAAGATCGGTCGGCGTATACGATTCGATCGCGTGGTTTTCGGATACGTTGAATCCGAGTGCGCGAGTGATTTTTCCGTCCCTCAGTGCGCTCGTATCTCCGGATTCGTTCGCTTTGAAAAACTCCGGAATGGAAAGAAGAGAACCGTAATCATCCGGAGCGCAAACAAGCTGTTTCTCTCCGCTGACTTTGTTATTCGACAACATGGTCCTGAGTTTCACAACCTTGTCTTTATCAAGTCCCGTCCTTGCATCGACGAGATTGTTCGTCTTTAACGCAAGGTTATAGATAAACTTGTTCACCGTTGTATAAAGAGACAGGGCCATCGGTTGCGCGTATTTCTCGACAAGATCATACGAGCTTAAAGAAAGTTCGGTGGAAGTTAAGATAATCGTTTTCTTTTTCGATTCCGTTAGTTCGACTTTCTTAGCTTCTTGGTGAACATCGGTTGCATCCGGGTCTTCTTTCGGATCGTAGTCGTCTGCGTCTCCAAAGTCGGGTGTAATCGGGACGGTGACTTTGTCTCCTACTTCCGCGAGCTTTTGCTCGATCGATCTTGATACTTGATTTTGTAAATTGAGAACTCCTGAATCGAGGGCGTCCCACCCGTCGAACCAGAATTCAGGAAAGAGTACGTCTTGTCCCGAGTTTGACATTGAACCTTCTCGTTAGTCAACGATGATCGTTTGGATTCCGGCGCGCATCTTTTCGAGCCGTTCTTGTCTTACTTCCGGTTTCGCAAGATCGGACCGCTTGTAGGCAACCTGTCCGGTTGTAGTTAAGCGGCCTCCTTTAACGGAAGTCCCGGAACCTGGAATTAAATTGGATTTGAGAAGGTTTGCGTTCGTCGGTAACGCTAACCATTTGGCAGCCGCTTCTTCGGGTTCTAATTCTTGAACACCCGCGCCGTCGCCAACATCGAGCTTTAAGAAAACTTTAAAACTTCCATCTTCCTTATTCTCGATTACAGTCGGTTGACTGATCGCTTTCAAAAGAAGGAGTGCTTGATTCTGATCGTAAAGATTGTGTTTGGAAAGCGCGGAGTAAAGTTCGGTATTGATCGACTTTTCGCGAAAGAGACTTTCGTAACGTTCCTTATTTCTTTTTTCAGCTTCGATAACCCCAGTCAGCTTTTTTATTTCTACTCCGAGTCTTGCGGCTTCCCTTTCTTTCTCAGGAAGTTTTTCGAGTTCTAACTGTTGTAGTTTTTCTTGAAGTTCCTTTAGGGCCGGGTGTTCTTCTTTGGCCGCTTCTTCGAGAGTCTTGAGTTTACTCGATGCGGTCCTAAATTCGGCTGACAGCTTTCCAAACCCTTGAGCGAGTTCCCGAGGTATGTTGTAAGTATTTCCTCCAAACTTGAACTCTGCGAGTTCCGGTTCGTTGCTCCTTGAGTCCCCTCCTCCTTCACTACCTTGGCCGTTCTCTTCTGTCTCTGTCTCTGTTCCTCCCGATCCGTCTCCTTCGCCTGCTTGTTTTAAAACTCTGGAATATTGGTTCCAAAACCTCATCTATGCTACCTGTTCTCGGCTATTCGCCGTGCGCGTTTGCGTTTGTGTCGGGGCCGCTCCCCGTGTGTTTTGAGATTCTTGATTCTTTTCTTCCATGTCGGAGGAAGAGGCCGTATGACTACTTTCAGCGTTAAAAAACTTCTCCATGAAGCCGGGAAGTTTTTCTGTATCGGTTGAATCGATTTCAGAATAGAGTTTACTCTTTTCTGATTCGCTAAGATCGGGGAAAACCTTGTTTATAATTTCTTTTGCGATCTTCTTTTTAACTGCGGAGTAATTCAGGCTATCAAAAACGGTAAGGAGCGTCTTAATGGTTTCCGCGATGTCGATCGTCTCGAATTTTTTCTGATATGAAATCTTGATTTGATCTTTTGATATGGAAGATTTTTGCCAGAGAGCATACTGTTCGAAAATTTCCCTTTCACACTTTTCAAGACGCGTTGCACCCGAATGTAAGAACGCCTTGGCTTCACGAAACTCTAAAGACTTTGCAATCCCTGATTGCGGGCCGGTTTTTTCTTGGTCTTTGTCAAGACCCACTTTTTGAAGGATTTTTTTGCAGAGTCTTTCTACTACGATTCCAAGACCGGTAAGATCCTCGATACCGGGACCGATAAACGAGGGAGCTGAACCGGATTCTTTGTCGTATGTTATAAAGGAAAGAGAACCGATCCCTTCCGTTTCCAATTTTTCAGGGAGAACTCCGGGATAGATGAAAATCTTAAACGCACCGGAATAGATAACTTCGTCTTCTACGGACAGAAGGTTATAAATCTTGCGATCGATGATCGCTATATCTTCAAAAACCGTCTGATTGATTGGTCCGGATTCGTTATCGGACCAGGATACGAAAATGAGAGGAACGCGTCCGAGTGAATGCTGAACAGGATCGTTTGCGATAACCTTTCCGTCTTTGGTTCGTGTAAAGTCTTGATAATAATCCTTAGTCCAAAGTCGATACTCGACAACATTCGTTCTTTCCTGGAATGGATCCTCATCCTCCAGATACGAGTTATCAAGAAGAACCCAAAGAAGTGATCCTTTCTCATCGATTGAGAAGTCCCGAATTTGACCGAGATCGTACAATACGCAATAGGGCCTTAGTCCTTGTTCATTTATATCCGCTTGGGTTTTAATAGTTTCGGGATCGAAGGTCGGCGAATCAACAAGGACGGCGCAAGTGCAAAGTAGCGACTGGGTAGCAACTTCTTGCATGAACTCATCCATACTCTGACGATGATTTACTTTTTCGAGGAATGGTTTTAAAGAATCGGGTACGTCTCTCGAAGGTGTAGTATCGAAAATCAGTCCGGTAAGGGCTTCGACGATCGGAGAAGTATGATTTAAAAATACGGATCTCTTCTTTCGATTCTCATACGAAAATGAATTTTCTTTCGAGTATTGAAAGAGGTGGTTTTTGTCTATGTAGGAAAGGCCGCCCAGAAACGAATCTCGTATCAACTCCCATGCGGTCAATTTTGACGCAATATCTGGGTGCCTTCTCTTTAGAATGATTTCGTTTTCGATCGTCTCGGACATGAAACTTTTTTAAGGGCCTATTTTTACTGTATTTCAGAGATGGAAAACAGTCAGGTGCTTTCCTTTAAGAAGCGAGTCCGAAGGATGCGACAAAGGTTTTCTCAATGGTCATGTAGTAAACGCCGGAACCCACATCCACAATGTCGTCGTGACTTTTACCATCTCCGACAAAGTTGTGAAGCGTGTTTAGAATTACTTCTATACTCGTATTCGGACTATTTACGATCACAACTTTTCCGATACCGGCAAGGCCTGCCCAAGGAAGTGCCCGAGAAAGTTTGTCTCCGTTGGCCGGATAAGAAGCACACTCCACTCCAATTTCTGCAAGTAACGTTATGATGTCTTCTACAGCGCCTTTTCCGGTTGCACCCGGTTCTTTCTCTACGCCTACTTTGACTTTTCCGTATTTTGAATATTGAATTTTGTCGAGTTCGGATTCTCTTTGGATCCACTTCTTTACCTCGTGCCAAGCAAGACGATTCTGATCGAATTTTAAATAGAGAATTCCGTCTTTAAAACCTCCTATCGCTGTCGCGGTAAAATCTGGATCGTTTTTGTTTGTTTTCTTAACTGTGGCCGCCAAATCCCAGAAACGGAAGAGCCGCATGTCACTTGGAAACTCGGGCGCGTGTCCGAACCAGTGACGATTGAAAACTTTTCCGGCTACAGGCCGGGCATTCCAGTTTCCATCGAGATACCTTGCCTTCTCGTAGTCGGCCATCGACTTGAGATTTGCAAGATACCCCGGATTTTTTTCTAAAAGTATCTTGTTATCATATACGGAAGACTTAATAAAGGTTACGGAACGAATGTCGGATTCCGTAAAATCGGGAAATGAGTGAATGAGTTCTTTTTTGGAATCAGCGAAGTAGAATTCGTTTTTTACTCGGAGAAAATAACGGACCTTTCCATCTCTTGCGGGAATGGGTAAGCCCGTTTCGCGGTCTATCCACCAATCAAGAAATCTTCTTATCCAAGAGTCAGGATCGGGATTACAAGTCGCACGAACATACGGAAGAACGCCGCTTCCCGATCGGTTTCGGGATCCCATAAAGAAAAAAGTATCTTCACTAAACTGGTTACACTCATCGAAGTAAAACCCGGCTACCTGAGAACCTTCCCAAGAGAATTTTGTTTTCTCAAGTTGGAGGTGGTGGTATTGAATGCTTGCTTTTTGGATCCTGTATTCAAGTGCCGGTGACTCGCGGGCAACTCCACCGATGAAAGGATAAAGGTTATTTGCTTCATCCCAAAGGCCGCCGGGCTTTCGTAAGTCAGTAGAGTTCTTTCTAAAAAAGACCGCGTTGAATTTTGGAATGTGGACATACCGGAGTGGATCGATCGTAATCGCGTAACTCTTTCCCCCTCCTTTGGCACCACCAAAAAAAGCAATGTCCGCAGAAGTTGAAAGAAACCTTTCCTGCGGTCCCGGTTGCGGTTGGATGATCCGGGATTTACCGGTCAATCCTGGGACGTAGTTTCGTTTTTGTTTACATCGATCGGAGTTCTTCCGTTATCAGGAAGATACACTACAACTTGTTGAACTTCTTTCTCGACGGACAGTTTATCCTTTCTCCCCCACTCTTCCGGCCACCGGCGTTCCAAGATCCAAGCCTTCGCTTGCCACGAATCGGATTTCTGAATGTCGCTTAAAAGTTTGATTTTCGCGAGGGCTTCCTTTTCTCTGAGTTCCTGCACAAATTGCACATATTCGGAATTCTTTTTTTCACCCGCGTCCGATCCTTTTGCTTTCCATTGATAGAAAGCGCGTTCTGAAATCCCTGCAAGAGCACAGGAAGATTCGTAGGTATGGCCGTTTGAAATCGCGGCGAAGAACTTTTCTTTTACCTTCTCGCTTAATTTGGAAGGTCTTCCACTTTGTTTACGCACATAAATCGTTTTCGTTTGTTTCTATCCATTCTTCACAAATCTCAATCATTTTAAGAAACGCTACGGAATGGTTCTTTACATTGAGCCGCCTTTTAACTTCGGTCATAACCTCCACGAATCTTTCGAAGTCCCCTAACACAACTCTGTCCCTCTTTTCATCGATGAGCTTCTTTTCTAAAAGTTCTAATGTCTGGTCTATTTGCTTTAGATCCAAATCGCCGTAGAAAAGTCTTACTTCATTGAGCTTTATATCTGATTCGGATATTGGAACGAGTTCCGGAATTTGGTAGTTAAGAAGAGACTGCTCATCAATCCCAGAATACGCTTTCCAATCCAGTTCTTTGATTTGAAGATAGAGATTCTTTAGAATTCCTAAGTCGTCTTGTCCAGCTATCGAATTGTGTGAAAGTTGAATGGCAAGCTCTCTTTCAGAATCGATGTCCTCGATATACAGGATTAGAATCGCTTCGAGTTTCGCTTTGATTGCCGCAGTAACTCGGTGATTCCCGGATATGATTTTGTATTTCTCTTCGATTTTTACTCCGAAAGGAAGTTGGGAAAGAAAGCCGTCCTTTTTTACGTTTTCGACCAAGCGGTTCATTTGGTCCGGCGTCATATACCGGGCGTTGACCGCTAAAAGTTCACAGTCCTTAACCGGGTCCACCCAAGCTAGTTTGTAAGGTGCTATGTATGAATTTATTTCAGAAAGCTTCCTGTTTACTTCCTCTTTATTTGAAACCATTCTCTAAAAATTTCACTCAAGGTCGCGTTTTTGAAATCTTGTTGGTAAACGAGTTTTCCTTTCTTACGTTCAGCCAGTTCATACACACCTCTGTATTTCATGGACACGGGGTGTGGAGTATATACGGAAGTTTTCACACCTCTATACGAGTGTAAATACTGCCTTGTTAGGAACTTTTTTATCTCAGCTGAAAGTAAGAGCATGATGAGAAGTTTTGAAAGTCTCTTCTCGCCGGATTTAACTACGAAATCGGAAGAAACAAAAATATGATTCATACTGCTCATGAATTTTTTAAACCCTGCAAAACCGAAGACATGACCGTCTGCAAGAAACGCGATTCCGAAATCTTCTTTGTCTGAGTAGTTCACTCGCGAAGACATGAAGATATGTTTGTAATGAAAGATTAAATCTGATGTGACTTTTGCGAATTCTATTTTTGATTTTTCAGAAAACTGGAAATCATCAGGAACAATCTTCAAAGTCGTGTTTTCGTTTCCAGTGGTTGGAGTAAAAAAGTAGGTTTTCTTGTTTTCAATACTCGTGTAAAGTGTGACGTCTCTTTTACTCGAATATCTCACTATCCCCTTTTTGAAGGCCGCGAGTTCCGGAAAGTCGATGTCTGAATAAATGACGGATTCACCGGATTCTAAAAGAGAAAGGTAGGTTTTTCCTGCATTCTTGCTATCGAAAAGATTGTAGGTAGCTTTTTCATATTCGAAGACTTCCTCTATTGTATTGTAAATTTTTTCATATCCGCCTTTGTAGGTAGGCGCAAAAAGAAAACTCACACCGTCGCAGTCCTGAACGTGTTTCAAAAAATCGCCGAAGTAAAAGGATTCGATTTTAAAATCAAACACTCCGCCGGATTCGAATTTTTTTAAGGTTCGATCGTAAAACTCATCCCCCTTCTCCAAATACGAATCCCACATTTCTTTTTGAAAGTCGTTCTTACAAGGCCGGAATTTGGAAGTTTTCAAAACATACATCACTTCTACGAGTTTTCTATATTTAGAATCTTTCGGCCACTTTTGAAAGACTGCGGAGTATGTAGGATCATTGCATTTTAAAGGAGTATCCTCGTTAAGGATAATGTCCGCAATGAGCTTTGAGTAAAGGGAGACATCGTTAGAGTGGACTTTGTATCCGAGTCCCGAAAGGATACGATCTGTTGTAAAATTGCCAGAACAACCCACGAAGATGTTTCGAGATTTCGGTGTTTTCGAAATCAAATCTACGAGGATCGCCCTGGCTTCGGGAGGAACGGAACCTATGAACCCCATTTAAAGAAGGTTCGGTTGTTTCGTTTCTTCTTGTTTTTCTGCTTTGTACTCTTCTATTTTGATACCTGTCTTTTCTTCAATCCACTCCGCGACAAGACGCCGGTGACAAAAATCCCCCGGTTTTTCGTAACAAAGAAGAGCGAAGTCTTTTCCTTCGGATAGAATGCCTAATTCTAAGATCACGGTTTCCACACTTAACTTTGAAAGTTTAGTTAGAAATCTATCCGTATATTCCTCCAAAGGCATTTTCAAAGTGTCCGCGTCCGGCGCGAGTGGGAAGTATTTTTGTCCTTTCCAGTATCTCGCGTATCTTGCGATCGAAATCGGGACGATATGCTCGGGGAGTTTTCTTACATTTGCAAAGTAGCTTGTATAAACTTTCATCTCATCATTCCTGTAAAGGTAAGAGGATGGTGGCGACGATTGTGTTTCGTCGCAATCTGCTTACCAAGCTCGTTTAAGTTTTTTAGGTGCGGATTTGCCAACTCCCTCGCCTGCTCGTAACTGATTTCCTTACTGAGGAGTTGTAATCGAATGATTTGGATTTGGTATCTGGATTCTTCGACGCTCATTCGATTTCCTCAACTTTTATGTCATTCGTATCGAGGAATCCTTGGCTTTTTAAGTTCTTACTCCAAAGATTGCAAAAACCCTGAATACTATATTGAAGTTTCAAAGAAACTTCGTGAGCTGACCCGTCTTCATTTAGCAAATAAACGTCGTCGTATCTCGGTCGCCCTCCGTCTTGAACAAAGAGATACGGAATCATTTTTAATTCTTTTTGAATTTTCGAAATTCCCTTTATTTTCTTAATCGTATCCTCTTCGATCAACTGGAAGCAAACCTCCGGATCTCGCATCATATCACCGTTTTGGATATAGTAGTGACAGACAGAAATCGCGTCGTGACCCAAAGGACCTTTCCCGATGTGTTCGATTACTAAGTCCATGAATCCTTCGTTTTTGATTTTTAAAGCACGGCTCTTTAACTTTTCCAATCCGCCGTTTTGTTCAATGATTTGCATAACGGTATTCATACTTTGTTTTCTCCGGATTGATTTTTTCCACTATACAGATCCACATATTCGATTCGTATAGGACTTGCTTCTACTGCTCTCTTGCCCCCATGTCTTCTTATTATCTCGTGTATCATTTTCATACGTTAGTTTCCTTTTACTAATTTTGTGATTTAAACCACTAGAAAAAGAATCTACTAAGTAAACTTTATTTTTCATATTATTCTTTAATAATGTATTTTTTATTCCAAAACCCATTTATCGATTTTCGATCTTACGAACTCCTCATCAACGTCTTTAACAAATTGAATCGTATGAACCGGAGAATGATCTATATACGTGTAAATCGAAAGAAAATCCTTCCACGTTTCCTCCCCCGATGCTTCTTTCATCATAACAAGCCTTCGAATATCCTCGCCGGAGAGATCGAAAATTTTCTGATTCTTGGAATTGTATTTCTCGACGTATCGGATAAACTTAAATCGATGCACGAGCTTTTGAAGAGTGTTCTGGGAAATCCGCATACAGTCTGCGGCCTCTCGGAACGTCATTCTGGTTTTGAAAGTTTCGTTTTGCTTTGATGGTTAAACTTAGATTTGTTTAAAGGGAAATTACCGAGAAGGTAAATGATAAGAAGCGCAGTGATTCCAAAGACGAAATAACCAGCCGCGAGCCAAAAGAAAAAGATTACTAAAATACCGTACATTTTATTCGATTGCTATCCTCCACCTGCGATTTTAAAAAAATCGCAGGGTTCACGTTTGATTTTTCAAATTTATGCGGCAATCTTGCCGGTTTCAACGAACTGCGTTAAAATTGAAGCCGCGAGTTTCGCAGTTTCTTGATCGAACCGAATTCGATCCCCGTTATCAAGTCCAAACCAAATGGTAGATTTCTCACCCAATTCGTTTGTTTCTTCGATGGACGAGCTTCTTCCAAGAGCATCCAGGAACTTTGCCTTGTTATAACCTCTTGGAGTTGTGTGGATATACATTTGTCTTTCTTTCATGCAGACTTACTTCTGTTTTGCGCGTTTGTTTTTACGTTCCGGGTCTCATTTATTTTCTTCATATAATGTTCTCGAAAAGATTCGTCGTCTAAAGCCTTCTCTTTGTAATTTGGAGAAATCCAATCAATCGGACAAGGTTTTGGATCAGCGTCGATCAGATCAAAGTCCTCAAGCAACTCTTCATACGAAACCCATTTTGTCTTTTTATCCTTGTATCGGACAACTTGATAGTTTCGATTTTCTCCTTCTTCGGAGATAAGGGAAGCAAAACAAAGTAATTTTGATTTTTTTGACCTCACTGTAAAAAATCTTCCTCCTTCGAGAATTTTCTTTTGAGCTTCCTTTCTAAACCCTTCTTCTAAGGCTTCGAGAAATTCAGCTTTCAATTCTTGATCTGATTTTCCCTTCACAAATTCTTTCGCTTTTAGGCTGCGAGCGTTTTCTTTCGTATTCCCGCTTTCGGAATCTGGCTTTCCAGTTCGTCAAAGATTTCTTTTACTTCTTTAAGTTTTAATCCCGGATTGGACCATTCAAGTATCTCCCAAGTTTTCATAACTGAATACCTTTCCCGGAAATGCCAGACGATCGAATCTTTCAAATTTCTATCCATGTTTTATTCTCCTTTTTGGATTTGATTTTTGATTCTAAAATATTTCAAACTGCCTTCTTTTTTTCCATTGAATGAAGAATCGGTGATCCGCCCTCTTCGTGCAGATACTTGTTATATACCATCCGGATCGAACCAGAAAGTTCATCCGAGCTATTCGCCTCACGGATGATTTTCATGGAACTTCCTGGTAACCTTTCCGATGCCCAATCTTCGAAAGAAGCGTATAACTCTGACAAAGCAGGTTTTGGTTTGAGTATTTCTTTTTTCGAAATAGGTATTTGCTGACTCTCGACCGATTTTTTCGATTTTGTTTCCGACAACAAAAGAAGCGCATTGTAAGCGTTTTTAATATGATCCTTGTAGGAATAAGCGGAGGAAATATTTACGGGTCTTGATTGCCAAAAAGTATCGGTTTTAAAATTTTCCGAATTCCGGATTGCGATCAGTTTCGTTATTGTTTCCAAAACGATTTCAGGTCTTAAACCATCTTGAAACGTTTCCCATTCCTCAAGTTTGCTTTTTTCCGTTTTCGGAGTGTGGTCGTATTCTTTGCATTCTCGAAGTATTAGGTCCTTCGCTTTTACAGAAACATTCGACCAAGTTGTCTCGGCTGAAAGCGAGAGAGACCCCTTTTCTATCTCTTTTTTATGTTCTTCTTTTATTCCTTTAATATCTGATCCATAATCTGGGGAGTGCATACACTCCTTATCCTGGGGAGTGGCCTTCCTATTTTGTGGAGTGGTATCCACACCATAAGGAGTGGGTACCTCTGTTTGTGGGGTGGCTTCTTCGGGTAAAAATTGTGGAGTGGGTTTTTGAACTTTTACGTTCGCGAAAATAACTCGGTTGGTTCCGAATTTTGTTTTCGTAAGACGTACGCGAATTACTCGCTTTCTCGCCATCCTGGAGATAGCTTCGGAAATCGCTTTATCCGATTTCTCCATGATTTCCGCGAAGTATGCGTTCCCCGCCGTACAACCTTCTTTCCTTTTGGAAAGGTGAAAGATCATAGAGAATAGGATTTTTTCCTGATCGGTAAGATTCAGTCCGTTTACGATTGTAAAATCGATCCAAGTCCCGTCCATTCCGGACGGGCGCTCTTTTTTTGTTATCGTTTTCATGACTTTGCTTACCTGTTCTCAAATCGAGTCTGAACAAAATCGTTTTCAGCTCTTCGTCTATTTGCACGTTTGGAAACCTGGTTAGCAAAATTGAGGGCTTTTTGTTTCCTTCTTTTTCTAACGAATGTCTTGATTCTTTTTTTGAATATTCGGAATACTTTCATGCCGCAAACTTCCAGTACTGTTTTGCGACTTCAATTTCTTCGTCATCCCAAAGAAAATTGTCGTAGTTCGGAAAAACGAATTCTATGATTTCCTCAACCGAATCTGTGTTCATGAGAAGTCTTCGGATTGCTCTCGCTGCCATACGATAATCATCTACTAAAGATTCAATATCGGAAGCCGGGATTTCGAATTTTCTAAACCCTTCGTGAGATTTATTTTTTGTAGGTTTACCGAGATAGATTATTTCGGCGGGAAGAGAAAGCGCCTTACACTGCAAAGCAACTTGTCTTCTTACTGAGTCTTTTAATTCGCTCGGGAAACTCTTTGCGGTTTTGAGTTCGATAATTTTTCCGGGAGTTAAAAAATCAAGATACCCGATCGCTGGAATTTCAACTCCGAGATCGAATTCAAATTTCTTCTGAAAAATTGCCGAAGGAATTTCTTTAAAATACGAATAGCCCGCACGGATGGAAGGTTCGATATAAGAAATTTCTTTATCCCTTCTTTCCGAGTAAAGGCTCGGTATCTCCCCTCCTCTTGCTATGAGGAAATCTTTCTCAGATTCTTCAAAAACGTTGATACCTGTTTCGACCGCTGATTCTATTTCGTACTCAGAACCCGCCATATTCGAAAGAACGCAATTTTTCATTGCGTTTTCTATCGCTCGCCCTCTCCAAAGGGAAGGTCCATCTCCTTTGTGTTTGAGGATATATCTTAGAACCCACTTAGCCGGGTCCGTGATATATTCGTTCAAAGCGGAAGCGGACAAGTGTTCGATTCCGTATAGGTCCAGTTTTTGTCTTAATTTATTCGATCTTTTTATGGAAGGATACATTAGCGCATTCCTCCATTCAATCCGACAAGTTCCGGTTCCGATGACGTCGTGTTTATAACAGAATCTTCGGCTTGGATCGAATTTTCTGGGATGGTTTTATCCGATCCGGTTTCTTCGGGTTCGGGTATGTTTGGATCTTCGATCCATCCATATTTACATAGAACGTTTAGGATCTCGTTTTTACCATCGTTGAAAAAATGAACTTCGGATTCCGAGAATGTATCTCTAATTTTTTCCCAACTTTTCTTTATTCTCAGAAGTTCATTTTTCTTTTGCTCATCGGTAAGATTAGTCGCCCTTTGCACTTTCTGGATCAGGTCCATAAGGCTTCGGTATTTTTCTGCGGAAATTTTTTCCTGTTTTCCTTCCGCACTAGGTGGAGTTATACCTTTTTCGTTTTTTTCTTCGGTCTCGGGTAACTGAATTTCTACAACCGGAAACTCCTCGAAAGTATATAGCCCGGAAGTTTCGTTAGGAAATGCTTTTCGAAGACCTAATGATTCGGCGCATTTTGCCAACTGGTTGTCGCTCATCTTCTCCCATATTGCATTCGGCTTCCCGTCGGATTTTTTTTGAACATAGGCGTCGTATCTTGCGACTGCATAAAGCGGCTCTTTAAAATCTTTTCGTAAAATCCCGATCTTAGCGGCGACGGGATGTTCTTTTTTTAACCATACATCGGCCCATACTCCATCCGGTCCGCACCACCAAGGACCAAGTTGTCCTGCGTATTTTTCGGTTCGGTGTGCGATAAGGCGAAAACCATCGATCGAGGTTTGAACTTGAATCACGTACACTTTCTCTTTCGAGTCCCAACGCTTGATTGCATATATTTGGCGAAGAAACGGATCAAGTCCGGTTCTTCTGCATTGAATTAGAAAAAGACTTAATTCATCGTCTGTGCATTCCTTTGCGACGGTTCTTTTTAGTAGCTCAATTTGCTCAGTTGTAAATTCGAATGGTTTCGAATTTGTTAGTTGTGATTCAGGAGAAATTTCCTTTTGAAGAGTAGCCGTCATACGCCCTCCTCTTTCCGAATTTCATTAGCCAACTGTTTTAACTTTTGATCCAATCTTTCCCAATTCTGAACAATACGAATCGGATTGATAAACCCACGTTCGTTTAAAATTCCTACTTTCTCTCGTTCGTTCGGTTCGTATCCGTTCGTTAGTCGAAACGCTCGAAATGCAATTTTTACTTCGGTCACAATTCTTCCTATTCTTGAATTCAAATTCATCAATCTGCTCCATTATTAAATTTTGATTGACTTTTTGAAACAGAGGCATTCACTGGAACCAGGTTCATTTAGTTCACTATGATCCCAAAAAAGCTCGGGTGCTGCCGGGCTTTTTTCTTTTAAGTTTCAACAAATCCGTATTCCAAATAAAATCCATGGTTCGAATTAAAACCGAAGGGAAATATATCCGTTTGATCTTTTTTACTGCTTGCATGTTTTTAAGGCACAAAGACCATCTCCATGTATTCTATTGGAATATAAACTACACATGATACACGAATGGAATTTAGTCAAGTAGGAAATGAATTATGAAGGCAAATGATTCAACTCCGGGAAGAAGGTTATCGGAAGCGATATCCGTCCTCGGTATCAACCAAACGGAATTTGCGGACAGCATTGGATCGTCTCAACAAACTATAAGCAGATGGATAAGTGGAAAACTTACGATTACTCGCATCGACGCTTTAGCTGTCGAAGCAGTTCACAAGATTTCCCATCAATGGCTTTTGAACGGTAAGGGGCAAATGTTTGATTTACCAGAAAGCCAAAAAACCGATATAACATCCTTGAGCAAAATGACAGAATTCATTCGGAAAATTAATCAGACGAAAGGCCTTAAGCCCTTAATCGATGATTTCATTCTTCTTCCTGAATCTGATCAGGAAATGATTCGAAATTTGGCAAAACATTTCAAAAGCAAACTATAACCTTACCGCTTTATGCAATGTTTAATTACGAATCGAAATAAGATTCATCGTTAGCCTGAATATATAAGTTATCAATTTTAAGAATTTGATCCTCTATAAGCTTTTCGAATTCTTGTTTTCCGAAATACAATTCTTGAACGAATTGAAGGACCAGTTTTTTCAATGCTTCTTTGCGAAGTGCGGAATCACTTTGTTGTAATGGCAATTCGTTCCAACGAAAAACAAAATACTTCTGGGAACTTTTGATTAACATTTCTTCTTTCACACTTTCGTGATCCACACAAATTGAAAAAGGGTCCATTCAAGAATTTATTGATAATGAAAAAAGTTAAGGACTATCCTTTCTTGAAAAAACCTTTGTTCGAGACTCAAGCCGCAATTGATAGTCCATTTCTCCAAATCGTTATTTTCTTGGGTCGATTTTTACGAGACTCGGAATACTCATACCGCTGTACTGAATAACTTACACCCTGCGGTGCTGATTGTTGTAATCTCTCAGCTTCGTCAATTGCGCTTTTATCCGCGCCGGGTCCAACAAACTCTTGTCCGATTGCTCCCCAAAGCCTGGGGGAATTCAAAGTTGGCGCTATGTGCTTATATATGTGATATTCGATTCTCATATTATGCTGCATCATTATACGTTTGATTTTTTGAATTTCGAATCGCTTCTAAAACCCGAATTGCGTCCCGACGATCCATATACAGAATCTCTCCATTTTCTTCACGAAAAAAGAAAGTATCAGAATCTTTTAGCGGTCCGGACTTTTTCTCTTTAGGGGTAGGGGAAATATTTTGATTTAATATTGATGCGCTCATACGATTCTTACCTTTTGGTTTGATATTTTTCTTTCTGTCTTGAGAACAGAACCCACTCTATTTTTAAAATTTCTTTGTTTGCTTTCGAATTATATTCCGCTTTATGCCACTACATTCAAAATTTCTTCAGGGTTTGCAAATACACGATCGAGATGAGTTGTTTCTATCGGTAGATCTCGAATTCGTTTCCAATTCGAGTCTATATATTCGAGCACTTGTTCGATCGTAGTTCTATCCGTTGTAAGATAATACGGATCGTCTTTGACTCGGAAATGGATCTCATCACTCTTGACAGAAATTTCTAAGTTTTTTAAATATCGATGTTCGAATCGTCTAGGGTTGTTGCGCTTTTCGACCCATTCGTAATGTCCTAGTAATATATCGATTCGTATTTGGTTTGTGCGTTTGATCCCGTTTTTTGGAATTAGGATCGTCTCATTTGTATCCAACTGCATGATTTCCTGTTTTGAGTTTATTCCGTTTTCGCATATTTTTTATTCTGTTCGTTTAGGATATTTGTTTTGAGGATAACCGCCTAAATCGATATCGGTATATCTCCACCCCGAAAAAAATCACCAGTCCCAGTGAAAAAATTAAAAAAAATTCGTTCATTTCTCTCCCTCTCTTCTTCTCCGATATACTCCAAGGTCCTGGCCCAAATCGGGGCCGTTTGCGACTCCTCAAGTTTGGAAAGGTCCAGGACTTCCGTTCTATCCCGCCCTGCCCTATCGGAGTTTTTTATTTCTAGATTTTATTCCTTTTTTGATCGTTCCGTTTCAATGTATAGCTCTAAGACCCAGTCGATACACCACGCACGCTTGGGATGGCTATATACGACTTTCTTTGTGAGTGAGTCATATACCTCATAGTACGCACTCCCCTCCCCTATCGGATTTATTTTATACCTCTCCAAGATTCCCATTTTCTATTCGTTTGACTTCCAAACTTCATAATTTGACACAGACGCATTAGGCGAACCTAATATGTCCGGTTTTGGTTTTTCAGGATGTCTTTGAAAGTGGGGTCCGAATCTTTCGATTTGGCTGTTTTTGTTTTGATTTTTTTTGGCTTTATCGATTAATGTTATATCGATTTATTTTTATATATTCAATTTCACTAATGGATGTCGAACATGATTTTTACCTTTTCTTTCGCCCTCAAGTC